AGCCTCGGCGTCTGCAGCAGCTCGCCCAGGTAATCGACGACGGGGTACTTGGTGTAGCGAAGAAGGTTTATCTTCGCCGCGTCCTGCACCCCAATGCGCACGAGCGATTCTCGGTACGCGATGGTCTTCAGGAACAGCGCCTCGACCTGGCCGGGCTGCAACGCTTCGCCGCCGAGGTCTTCCCATGTTTGGAACACCTCGGCCTCGATGGTCTTCGGGTCGCGCTCGATGAAGTTGGGTTCGGCAATCGTGCTCATGGTGCCACCACAACCATCTTCTCGGCATCGCTGCCCGCCGGGTAGTAGTAGACCTGCGCCGTGAGCTGCTCGACGTTGCGAACCGGCACGACGCGACCGAACTTCGCACGGGGCTCAATCCACTTACGAAACGCCTTGGCGACTCCCGAGATGATAATCGGCAGGGCGTCGTCAAACGGCAAGTCGATAGCGCCGAGCCAATCGACGCCGAGGTCATTCTGCAGAGGCACCGAGCCAAGCTGCGTCCCAATGACGACGCGGATGAATTGGTCGAGCGCGGCGTCACCCTGAACAACCGCACCAGACACACCGAGGCGCGTTTGCCACGGCGCCTTCAAAGTTCGGATGTCTGTTGCTGCCGCCATCTGCGTTACTATAGTTGACCAGAGAGGGTTACCTTGGCGGGAACACTTCCCGCCACGTTAGTCGGTGGTGAGATTGCTCGATGCCATGCTCGGTGGCCATGCACCAAGCGCGCTAACGATGCCGGCCTTGAATGCTGCGCCGCCGTCCTGCGGAACCGTCGGAGCGCTCGAGATGGCGTTCTTCAGCGTATCGAGCGCAGCCTTCACGCCTTCATCGGTGGCTGCATGCTTTGAGCCGCCGCCGACCTTGGTATTGCCATCGAGGTGACTTGTTCCAGTGACAGTGGTTGCACCGGTGATGTGCACGGTGTTCGCTTGCACGCTCGCCTCGGCAGATGCCGTCACCTTGACGTTGACACCATCGGCTTCGATGTCGCCAACGCAGTGCACTTTCATCTTATGTGTCACGCGGTCGTATTCGACGATGGATCCGTCGCTAAACGTCACCCGGCGCGCGTCCTTGTTAGGGCTCGGCGGCTTGTTCGTGTCGTCGTAGTAGGCACCGAGAACGCAGCCCGCTTCGCCCTTGTCGTCGAGCAGGACCGCAACCGCCTCGCCGACGTCGGGCAGACCGTTGTCCTTGTTCGCGAACGTGTTGCCCTGCAGTACCTGCAGCCAGTAGCTCTCAAGGCCGCCTTCGGCCGCGAACTTCACCCTCGCTCGACACGTCTTCTCGTCCACCGCCGACACAATGCCCGTCTTATACATAGGCCACGTCCGCTCTGGTGTCGTAACCACCCGACCGAGTCATGTGGTGCACCGACTTGTCGACCGTATAGAGCCCGCTCATGCGGAGCATGTTCGTGAGAGTAATCTTCGCGCCCGCAACGACGTTCTGGTTGCCGGGAATTGAGATGGTTCCCTTTACCTTCAGGCGGTTGGCTTGCCGAAGCGCTGCCGCCGCCTTCGTTTCAGCATCGGCAACGCTCTCGCAGCGGCCTGTCTTTCGCAGCACATCGCCTGAGCCGCCCGATCCTGCGTCACCACTGCTCGAGACAAAGCCAAGCTGCGACGCTTGACCATACGTTTCAGGGCCGACATCGCCATCAACCTGAATCTTGCGCGCCCGCTGAAACGCTCGCGTCCCGCGGTCGGTGATGGGCCCGAAGATGCCATCGATTGAAGCCGAGTAAAGTCCTTGCCCCTGAAGGAATCGCTGCCAGTCGCGCACCTGGTCGCCGCGCGAGTTTCGGTCTTGGCTAATGATGGTCGATGGCAACCCCGGCGTGAGATTGCTCGCGCCGCCGCGCGGGCGCACGTTCTCAGCCTCGACGCGCACCGTCACGTGCTTGCCAGTCTCGGGGTCGTCGAACGTCCACTCGCACGCAACATACGTCGCCTGCGCCTTATCTGAGAAGTCGTAGCCATCGAGCTGGGTTCGGTCGAGCGTGAGGATGGGCTTGGCCTTCTCAATGTCGAGCAGCGGCATGAAGACGAGGGAGTCGCCGCGCAACGAGAAGATGAAGCCGTTCTCTTCCGCAAGCCGCTTCAGGAACGCAAGATCCGACTCGTTTTGTTGCGTGACGCGTTTGAGCGTTCCGGTCTTGAAGTCGCCAATGACCTTGTACCCGTAGCCCGAAGCCACCTTGCCAACAATGCCGTCGATGCTGAGCCCCTCGAACGCATTCCAGCGCGCGGTGCGAAGCGGCGAGCTGTTGCCCGCAGCGAGCCCGCGAATGCGCAGCGCATCGGGTGGCCCTTGCAGCTGTATCTCGTCCACCTCGAAGCGCCCGCACCCGAGCATCGGTTGATTCGGGTAACCAATCTTTACGTCGAATCGGTCGCCCTGCGAAGGGTACCAGCCACTGCGCCAAAGGCCACCCGCATCCTCGACCGTCAACTCGAGCTCGTCACTCTTGCCTTGCAGGTAATCGGTGTAGGTGATGTCCGTCACCATGTTGGCAATATCGAGCGAGACGTTCTTGTCCTCGTACGAGATGAGCCAGATGGGTTTCGCTGCCTGAGCCATTACCGCTTCCAGGGTGGCAAAAGAGAACTGTTCGCCGTCTGACGTTCAATCACCGGGATGGCGAGCTTGATGCCACCCGGCAACGTTGGCGTTATCGGTGCCGTTGGGTTCGCGATTATGATGCGCTCATAGTCGTACGCGTTGCCGTAATGAATGAGGGCAATCTGGTCCCAGCGGTCGCCTTCCTTGGTGACGTACTCGACGTATTGCATCACCCGGCCCTCACAATCTTGCTAAGCGGAACGTCCGCCGGGTTGCCGCTATCGTCGATATCTTCGGGCGTGGCCGTCGCTGGCGTGTTCGCGCCCGAGATGGCGATGCCACTGTTGGCGTCGAACTCGATATCAACGGGCGGATGCTCGTGCAACTCAAGCGAGAGGTCCGCCATCAATATAACGCCGTCGCCTGTCGTCCAAGTGCGCCTCACGCGAAGCGACGTCAGCACGTACGAACCGAGCTGCTCGCCTCGCGAAGTTTGCAGCACCATCACTTCGCCCGAGTCGCCAGATTCCTTCAGCTTGTCGATGATGCGGGCTGGTACGCCGAGGTCCGGATGCACACGAACATTGAGCGCGTAGGTGTCCGAATCGCGCCCGGTCAACTGCAGCACTGGAATGCCCTCGATGACCTTGTGCGCGGCGTATTCCCACACTCGCGTGTAGGGCATGTCCGTCACCGCGAGGTGATTCAACCGGACGTCGCCGAGGTAGAGAAGGACGCTCATCCGAAGTCGCTCCTCTTGTCGCGCTCTTGTTGGGTCTTCACGATGCGATGCAGCAAGGGGCCGTTGCGCTTGGCCCACTCGTCGAGTTGAGCGACGGTGCTCGCGTCCGCACTGCCCGCAATGTGGAAGTGTACTTGCACCGCGCCATCACCACCCGCGCCGCCCGCATCAGCACCGCCGCCCGGCGGTTTGCGCGCGGGACCAATTGCAGCGAGAGGTGCAACCGTTGGCGCCGGAGTCGTTTGAATCGACATCGAGGGCACCGACGGCGCCTTAGCCGCCTGCGCCGAAACCGGCGCAACCATTGCGGCCGTGGGAACTGCAGCGACGGCCGCCGCAGTTGCGGTACTGAGTGCGCTCACAAGCGGCGCGGCCCTCACGGTCTGCGCAATCGTCTCGACGAGGCGAATGCGATGCAGATCCCGAAGTGGCCCGTCCTTCGCCGGCGAGAACGGAAGGAGGTTGCGCACGCGCTGGACAACCGACTTCATCGCATCAACGGGCATCATCGCCATGGCCTTGATGCCATTCGTGAGCGTCGAGAGAATCTTCACGCCCGCGTCGTAAAGCGAGAACCCCGAGACGAACGACTGAATGGCAACCCAGATGGCACCAAGGTCGTTGCGAATACCTTGCCCGAAGAACGCCATGAGCGCGGCGCCAATGCCCGAGAGAGCGGACATCACGATGCTACCGAGTCCACTAAGCGCCGCGAGCGCAAGTGAACCGAGCATCCCGAGCCCCGCCATGATGTTCTGGGGCAGTGCCAGGAAGAACGAAACGAAGGCGAGCCCAACGTCAGCAAGCGCACTCAGGAACTTCGGACCGAGCGCCTTGAGCCAGGGCCACACTGCGGCGAAGATTCGAATGAAGATTCCAACGATGGTGATGTAACTCAGCACCGTGATGACGCCTTTGATGAACGACTCCTGAAACGCGCTCTTGATGTTTGCCCAGATGCCCGTGAAGAACCCAACGACCGCGCCCCATGCGCCCTTGATGCCATCCCAAACACCGACGAAGAACCCCTTTATCGGGCCCCAGTATTTGTAGATGAGAACCGCCGCTGCAACGATGGCAACGACAATCCACGTGATGGGGTTCGCGAGAAGCGCGGCAGTGAACGCCCAGGCGCCACCGCTTGCAGCTCCGAGGGACGCGCCGGCGGCGCCAGCCGAAGCGCTCATCGCCGCGTTGGCAGCGGCAGCCATGACCATCTGCGCCGAATACATCTGGAATGCACCGACCGCCATCAAGACGGGGCCGGCGATGCCCGTGACCACCGCGAGGATGAGAGCAAGCGCTCCCGCAACAGCGACAACGTTTGGGTGCTCTTTCGCGAACGCCGTCAACCACTTGATTGCGTTCGCTCCGATGCCCGCAAGCGCCTCGAGCTGGGGCCTGAGCTGCGTTGCAACCGCGTCCTTTAGCCCGATCATCTGATTCGAAAGAACCTTCGTCTGCTCGCTGCCCGTCGAGCCCATCACCGCGGCGGCCTTCGCGGCAGCTCCCGTCGAGTCCGTGACCTGCTCGAGGCTCTTCTGAAGCTCTCCCGACTTTCCGAGCAAGAGCGAGATCGCGTTGTACCCCTCGTCACCGAAAGCCGCTCGGAATGCCTGCTGCATCTTCGGAGACATGTCCCGGAGCGAACCGAACTTCTTTTCGATGTTGGCGAGCGTTCCGATGAAGTCAATGCCACCGCTCGAGGTCTTCGCAATGCTGAACTTCAGATCCGTCGATGCTTTATTCATGTTGAGCAGCGCGGCCTTGAAAGCGGTGCCTGCCTCGGCACCCTGCAGCTGGTTGCTGTTGAGCGTGCCGATGACGGTATTGAGCTGCTCGAAGGACAGGCCCGTGTTGAGCGCGGCCGATGTCGAGTTCTTCAGGCCTTCGGCAAGCTGCCCGAAGTTCGCGAATTGGAATTGTTGCTGTGTCTTAGTGACGACGTCGCCCAGCCGCCCGAGCTCTTGAGCCGCGGGCTTCGCCTTGTCGCCCATGGTGTTGTAGGCGCCGCCAATCAAGTTGGCCGCTTCGGTGCTGTCGCCCATCGTGGCCTTCGCGACGAGCGTCGCGGTTCGCGTGGCCTCGATTGATTGCGTCTGGTTCAGGCCCGCCGATATCATCATGTAGGTGGTATCGAGGAACTTCGTTGCCGCGTCCGAATGGGCATCACTCCAATCGATAGCCGCCTGCTTTACGACCTCGAGCGACTGAGCCATCGTCCCGGTCATCGGCGTCATCACCGACTCGACCTTTGCGAGTGAATCCTGAATGTCGTTCGATGGCTGAATGATGCTCTGCAGCCCACTTACGACTTTCTGACTGAACTGAGTTATCGCCTGCCCGGCAATGCCAACTCGTTCACCAGTGGCTCGCAGCTGCTCGGCCGCGCCCGCGGCGCCCTTCACCGCGCCACTGATGCCGTTGAGCACCGAGGTCGCTCGGTCCACTGCTGATACGACGACGGCTAGCTCAAACAGGTTCATGGTGACTCGCGCTTCTGCGCCTCATTCTTGCGGTCGATGTACCGCCCGAATTCCTCGACCTCACACAGCAGGTCGAATTCATCCATTTCGGCAATCTCTGTTGCCGTCAGATAACCCTCGGCCTTTAGCTGGGCGAGGTGGTCGGCGGTGACAAGGCTTTTCCCTTTTGCGCCCTCGAGATAATCTGCCAACAGTCCTCGTCGTCGAGCTCGAGAAGCTCCTCATACGTGACCGGTTGGCCGTCGATAGTGCACTTCTGCGCGGCGACAGCAAGCACGAGAGCCATCGGATTGCTCGCTTCGGTTCCGAGTACTCGGCTCGCTTGGACGATATCTTTGCCTTTGCCTGCTCGCATCCGGCAAACTTTGCCGGATGGCAGCTCGAACGAACCGTCGGGAAGGACGCCTTGTTGACGCGCCGCTTCATTGAGCGCGACGTTGGGTGACTCAAGCACGGACATATTGCCTCTTAGTAAGAAGTTCGACCTGTGGACAAATCTCAGCCGCCACTAACGTTGGCTCGATAGGTTTCGAGGACGTCGACGCCGCCGACTTTCCAGATGTTCTGATACACGTCCACTTCCACGAGTTCTTCACCGTTTGAAGTGACTTTGATGTACGTTACTGACCATTCATCATCGCTGTTGAGCGACTCTTGAGCCTTGACGGTTCCGAGCGCCGCTTTCTTCGAGCTCGCTGTCACGAGGATAACGAGAGGCACTTGAGCTGCGCGCCCTGAAGCGTCGTACGTTTCGAGGTTGCACCGGATCTGAAACTTGTGCGCACCGAACGGGTTCATCTGCGCCTTGACGACTTCAGGATAGAACCCCGCCCACTTGAACGTCATCGACATCTTGTCGAGGCCCGTTGGCAGTTCGAGAGTACCAACCATACCAACGGCACTGTGCTCTGCCATCTTGGCAGCGAGCTCGGGCAGTTTTATCTCAGCTGCGCGACCCATAAGGTCGTTGGTTCCGTCAAGATAGACGTTGGCGTTGAAAACCTTGTTGATTGCGATTCCCATGTTCAGCCTACCTTCAGGAGGTTGATGTCAATGAAGCTCTCGAACGTCGTCCTCTCGAGCGGAGGCGTCGGGCAGTACACGACGTCGAACGTTGCGTGCCCAAGCGCGAGCTCGCTCGGGGGGTTCTTCGCGGGCGTGAACGCAATGTGCGAACCCTTTGGAACCGCGCCGCGACCCGCGAGCACCCGCATGTACGAATTGCCCGCATCGAGCACCGCGTCGATGACGACCTGCGTTATGGGCTGGTCAGCGTAATCGAGCATCGCCATCTCGAGCGATTCGTCAATCTGATCCTTGACGCGCTGCGACGAGATGAACGTCATGATGTCGCTCGAACCCGGGAAGGCACTCGAGCGGTTGCCCCACAGACGGAATCCAGTTCCGAAGGCATTGAACACCGTAACGATGCCCGCGCCGTTCAGGAGGTTGGCCTCTGCGTCCGGATTGTTGATGCCCGCCGTGATCGGAATCTCAAGCCCCGTGATGCCCTTGATGACCTTGTTCGACGGCGAGTACCAGAAGCCCTTGTCGTTGTCCGTCGCAGCAGTGACGCCGGCGGCGTAACCCGAGAGCGGCCGAAGGTCGGACACTCCACGGTCAACGAACGGGAAGCACGGAACGCCGCGCGTGTCGCCGACATTGAAGTTGATGGTTCCTGAAGGACCGCGCCCAGAGATGGCGGTCGAAACTGTGGTTCCGACGGGCGCATCGAAGAAGTAGATCGCCCGAAGCTTGGTCTTCTGCGCGAGTACTCCGAGAGCCGCGACAACCGTCGCAGAGTTGGAATATCCCGGAGCGATGAGAATCTTCGGAGCGAACCCGAAGCGCGTCGGCGCATCAAGCCAAGCCTGCATGCCCGAGCGCACCCCGCCGACACTCGTTGTGCCGACGATGCCCGCCGCGAGCACTGCCGCGGGGTTGCCGTAGTCGTAACCAACGTTCGCTTGAGCTGCAGCGGCGAGCGCGCCGCCTGCGAGCACCGTGATGATTCCCTTCACCTTGTCGATGCTGTAATCGGTACCCTCGACGAGGGCCGCGCCAGCGCCGCCGGCGGCCTTCACCGTGCAGTTGATGACGTCCGCATGCGTGAGCGCAATCTTGCCCGATGCGATGGCGAGATCAGCTGCAGCAACCGTCGTCTTGTTCGTGGTCGGGTCGAACGTGTTGACTACGATGACGATGCCCGCACCCTGCGCGCGAATGTCCTTCAGCGCCGCCGGGATGGTGTATCCGGAAACATCGGGGCCGAAGTACTTCGCATCGTCCACGTCTGACGTGCAAAGCACGAGCGTGTCCTTGGTGCGGTTCGCCGCGAGCACGTGATGAGTCGGCGCGGTGCCAACGAGCCCAATCACGGACGACTTCACGCCCTTGACGGGCTTGGTTCCGCTGGTGTTCTCGATGGTCTCGACGCCGTGCAAAAAGTTGGTCATTGATTCGCTCCCTTTTCAGGTTTCGTGGTCTTCGGCGCCTCTGCCTTCGGAGGTGTCGGCGGCTCGGTGAGGCGACCTCGCGACACGAGCGCCTGCACCCACGGATGGTCATCGGGCAACGTCACCGTTGCACCTGGGTTGAGTTGAACGTCGACGTCCTTGCCGTCCACCTTGATGGTGGCGCATGAAACGGGACCCGAATACAGGTACTTCTTATCAGCCATTAGGACAACTCCAGCTCGGTGTCACCACCGACGTCATCATCGAGAGTCACGCGCCGAAGCGCTGGGCCCATGACGGTGTTTCCGAGGCCACTCGGGGTCTCGAGCGCAATCTTCGGGCTCGTCGTGCGGAAGATGAGGCTGTATTGCCAAACCCCGTTGTCGAACCCAACGTACGAATCACTCATGCAGAGCAGCGGTCCGCCGTCGCTTGGACGGTGTCCGTGCACGACTTCTTGGATGGCATCAATGAGTGCCGCCGCTCCGCGGTTGCCGTTCAGCTTCTTGGCGAACAGCGCAACAGCAAGCCGCCGCGTGCGGTCTTGAGTCACGCCATCAATGGCGCTCGGGTCCTTGAATTGCGAGCCGTCGTATGCAACCCAAATCTCAGCAACGCCACCGAGCACCGCAGGCTTCTCTTTCGGGTCGCTCGACCAAGGCTTGCTGATAATCTTCGGAGCCGTGAGTGCCGCATTGAGCAGCGCGATGACTTCGTTGACGAGGCCTTCGGTGTTCATTGCAGCCCCAGATGGTCTTGAACGATGGCGCCAATCTCGCGCTCGTCATCGTTCGAAATGCCAAGGTATGGGCGCGCTGGTATCGTCACTCGTGCGCCTATTCGTCCAGCCTCGCCGCCCAGTTGCTGAATTCGTGCATAAACTCGGTTTGCACCGACGAGCACTTTCGAGCCCTGGACCGAATGGCTAATCGAATCGTAAAGGTCAACCTTGTCGCGCAGAATTGGCGCGCCCTCGCCACGGATGGCAATCGTCGCTTCTGAATGTTCCTTCCACGCGTTGCCCTGCGGGTCTTGCTGGTCCTCGAAGCGCCGATGCGTGGACGTCTCGAGCGACATCCCGATGTCATCAAGGCATTCGGTGATGCTGCCCGTCTTCAGCATGAGCTGCCGAAGGCCCGCGCTCGCGGTGTTTCGGACATCGACGTTGAGCTGCACCGTCACGACGGACTTCCTTTGCTAAAAAGGTTAAGGTCCGTGTCGGAGATTTGTGCCGTGCCGCTCGATTCGACGTCGATACCCACGGATGCTCGCTTCGAGAGACCATCGAGATAGTCGATGGCCATCTTCGCCCGTGCCCGAATCGAATCGAACTCAGTGCCGGGTCGATTGCCCGCGAGCGCGTACAACGCAAGCGACGTCTGATAGGCGTCGAGCGTCGCTTCGGGCGGGATATCGGAGGCTGCGAGCGTGAACGTGTAACCGGCAATCTGTCCCGCCGCGTCCGCAAGGGCATGTTCGAGCTTCTTCTCGTCCACTGCGGAATTATTCGGATCCGTCAGTTGGACAAGAATCGTCTCGTCGATGCGCTCTCGGAGTTGTGCGACGGTTACAGTCACGGGTTACTTGCCTCTGTTCTTTCGCTTCTTTCGATTTCTCGGTTTCTGCTCTTGTGAGCCGGGTGCGGATTGCTCCGGCTCGGCACTTTCGTCTTCGTCGCCCTCGGCGGCGTCTTCTTCGTCACCGTCGGAGTCTTCGAACTGCTCACTCTCTTGCGCGGTGACGGTGTTCAGATCGGGATTCGACTGCTCTTGAACTGGCTGAGCCGAAACGAGCTGCTCGGGCTTTCGAATCGTTGTCTTCCCGCCTTTAGTCTCAACAACGTACCCTTTCGCAATGGCCTGACGAACTAGCGCTCGCTCGAGTTGTCTCTTGGTTCCGATAGCGAGACCTTCACCCTTGTAGGTGATGTGACTCTTCACTTCGAACTCCGCCTCGTCTGATTCAGCCATCGGATGCACCTCGACTCATACAGTGAAAACTGTTGGTGTCCTGCCCCGCGCGGCTTTGGTCCGCGTGCGTCGTGCACTTGGAGCCGCGCGAGGTCCTTACGGACTTTCAAACTCTTAGGCGGGTTCAACCGCCGCGTCTTCGATGAAGTATCCGCAGTCAGCGGCAACAACGAGGTCGCAGATACTCTCGCCAGCCTTCATGACTTCGCCGCCTCGGAGGCCAATCTCGGGGTCTTGATACGAGCCCGCCACCTTGGTTCCGTATTGCGCCGTTGCCGCGAACGTGATGCCACCGATGCGAGCCGCCTGTTGGTCGCGGTAAAGCAACGCGACGTGAGGGCCCCATACGCGAGTCATAGTGACGGTCTCTCCGGGCTTCGCCGTATTGAGCCACGCGGTGCCAACAAGCACCTCTTGCACCTCGAGCAAGTCCGCGACCTGTTGACGCGTCACCATTCCGCTGTCGCCCGCATTGCCGTGCACCGCCTTCACGATATCGGGATGCTGACGCAGGAAGAACCACGCGCAGTCACCGAACACCGCGACGTTGCCACGCACGAGCATCTTGCGCAGTGCGTTGCCGATGGTCTTGAGCGGGTGACTCGTTGCCGTCGTCTGGAACTGATCCGCGGTGCTGAGCTGCGTCTTGTTCGCGGCGGCGTAGGTCGCGGCATTGAACACCTTGGACGCAACATCGTACTCACGCCGAAGGCCAATCCACGAGGCAAGCGCTTCAGTCGCCGTGCGTCGAGCATCGGGGCCACTCTGGCCGTTGACGTCGTAGTACGAGAGCGGAATCTCGAGACCGTTGTCGTAGGTCTCGGCCGTGGTGCGCGCGCCCTTCAGCTGCACACGATTCATCTTCGAGGTAGGACCAACACGCGTCTCGGGAATCGTGAAGAGCGTCTCTTTGTCGTTGTAGCTGGTCCAGCTGAATTTGGTCGCGCCGACAGGGAACCTCGGCGACACGCTATCGGCGATGAGTGACACGTCCGGGTTCTTGTAAGCAATCGCGATTGCGGTGAGCTCCGGGTCTTGTGCAAATGCGGTCTTCATAGGTCCTCGTCAGAGAATTGGTTGGGTGGTGGCCGTTACGAGCGGCCACCAAACCCGATTCATCTCGTTTTTTTTGGTAGCCTGCGGCGAGCTTGACGCCCGCCTCAACCGCCCAAGCCCCGGCCGGCTTTCGCCAGTGCGGGGCTAGACGTCATCGTGTTGCGATTATGTCGTTGGCAGCGCGAGCACGACGAAGTTGTAAGCACCTGCGTCGTTGGTCGTTGTGCCGCCCGTTGCGAGCGTCGCAATCAGGGCCTTCGTTGCCGGGAGCACTCCGGCGGAAGCCTTCACTGTTCCAGCGGTGCCACCTGCAAGAGTCGCAGCGGCGAAGATACCTTCGAGGCTTACGTCCCAGCCGAGCTTGAACGTGGGCGCATCGTTGCCCGCAAGTGACTCGGTGCAAGTCGCAATAACGAGCAGTGCGCGGTCCTTGGTCGCGTGAGCCGCTAGTACCGTCTTCGGAGTCGCGTCCGCATGGTCTACATCGACGCCGGCGCCGAGCCCTGCAGCAACGAGAGCCGCAACACCAGCGCCCGCAAGTTTCGCAACCGGAGTAATGAGCACGGAACCAATGGTGCCGGCCACGCCCTTCTCTTGCGCAACTCCGATCACATAGTCACCCTCGACAGCCTTGATGGCTCGCCCGGTGCCGTCAGATGTGAGCGGGTCGCCGGCAGCAACCGCGCCGCCGAAGATGACCGGAGCAATGCCGCCTTTGCAGATGTCGCCCGTTTCGCCCGCAGCAAAGTCGAGATTCGTGGTTACGCCGCACAGTTTCTGGCTCGCAGCAGTCGCGAGAGCGACTTGCCCATCGGTGCCAGTCTCTTGCACGATGTGATACGCGGTTACGGCCGTCAAGAAGAGAGCCGGAATAACGAGCAACTTGTAATCACGCATGTCTACTTCACTCCTCTAACGTGGGTAACTGCATCCGAGGTTGTGACAACGATGCCCGCCTTGCGCTGTTCCTCTTGGAACGCCACGGCTTTCGTTGCGATGACCTCGGGATCATCTTCATCATCCGAGCCGCCGCCATTGCTGCGCTCGGTGAAGTCAACTGTCTTCGGGAACTTCGCGAGCAGCTCGGACTTGAACAGCTCGAGAGGCGTTCGCGTCTCGCCCTCGCCGAAGCTCACAGTATCAGCCTGTTCGCCGTCGAGCAGGCGCATGAAGTTCACGATAACACTCTGGTCGCACGGGAGCGGACGACCCTCGCGCACGAGTCCTTCGAGGAACGCCGCGTGCCCGTCGAGCTTCGCCTTGTTCTCGCGCTCGTTCAGCACGCGCTCACGCTCGGCGAGCGCGGCTTCCTTGCGCTTGAGTTCCTCTGCCTTCGGATCTGGTGGTTCCGTAGGCTCGGAGCTTGCGGGCGCAGGCTCCGGCGTGGGTGGCGAAACTTCAGCCGAAGGTTGCACCGGTGATTGGAGATTCGGTGCAACCTCCGGCGAAGCCCCACTTGTCGCCGTCGCTACTGTCTCCTCGGTCCCTTCCGAGTAACTCGAATCTGTTGCGAGAGGGGCGTCAATCTGCGCCGCCGTCTCTTGAGCGGAATTGACATTCCAGGGCGGCAAGGCCTTGTCCGCCTCTTCCGTTCCGAATTTGCCAATCACCCAATCGCGCAAGCTGCGAAACAGCGACGCGACCGTCATGTCGTTGAAGTCACCGAATTCAACGGTGACCGCATCCTCGTCGCCACCCGCGAATTCCACTTGGCGCAGACCCTTCACTGAGGGCGGTTGCGCACCAAGGAACCCCACGTGACGCAGGTAGTACACACCCGGCACCGGATTGGCCGCTGACTTCGGAGTGTAAAACGATGCCGAAACCTTCTTGTAGCGCCCCGCGCCAACCGCTTCGGCAAACGCCGCATCGATTTGGTCGGGCTCGGCTCGCATTGAACCTTCAGCAAAGGCGAGGCTCTTGACCCAACCGTACGCAGGAGCGTCGGCGCTCGGATGTCCGATGACAATCGGGGCTTCATGCTTCGCAGGATCGTACGCCTTCGCAGACGCCGCACAATCGGCCGCAGAAAACTCGAGGGATTCCCCTTTCATTGAGGTGTGGCGACCGGGCTTGAATATCTCGATGGCGTTCATCGGTGACGCCACCTTGCCAGCTGCACACCGAATCACCTGGCGGGAAGTGTTCCCGCCAACGACTCACCCCACACGTATGCGCGCACGTTGCCACGACCGACCAGGATAAAGCAAGGATCACGTCTCACATGTCAGCTTCAGGTTGTCCACTTCGAGCTGACTAAGCTCGACCCAAGCCGTGTCCCTATACTCGTACAACTGTCGACAACGGGTACACTGACTAAAGTAACCCTCCACCAAAACTCGGACCGGTCGGTCGCGAACGATGACGTTACGGTAGAACGAGATCCGGTCGAATCCCGAGTAGCGACATACTTCGCACGATTGGGGACCCATCACCTCGGGAAACGGTGGCATCTTCTCCGGTGGCGGGAAGCAGTTCTCGAGCCTAGTGAGCTCAAGCTCAATCCCAAGCTCGGGAATTCCAATATTCCCGAGCCGCAGCTGCTTCACAATATCCAACATCGACAGCGTAGAACGCCCAGCGAGCGCCTTCATTCGTTCCCATTGCGCAGCAGTGACGCTGAAACACGAGCCTTCGTGAACCAACTCAACGACCTCGGGGGTTTGGCGCAGGATTCTCATTGGCTCACCGAGCATAGCACCGAAACCTCGAAGTAAACGCCAGCGGCCGTGTCGAAAAGGAGGTTCGTTTGCTCGGAGTCCTCGCGAGCACACGTCGCAGTTACCCAGACGTAATCGGCGTCGCCCGAGCGCTGGAACCAGAGTGTCACCTGGTCTTGGCCGCCGTCGTGCGTCATGCCGTGCATCCACGCTTGCCACGCACCGAACGTCGCGTCGAGGTTCGTAACGTAGTTGACGTCAGGAATGGCTTCGGACGTCCACTCGGTGCAATTGGTTGACGGGATTGCATCAGCGGTGCACTTGCGCGAGAGCAACGACCACGTGCGTGCAACCGGATGCGAGCCCGCGTCTTCCGTTACGACTGGCGCAGTGGGCGCCGCGTCGCTCTGGACAACCGACTGCTCACTGACGCCCGCGCAGCCAACCAATGAAAGAGCAACCAACACGAACATGAAGAACTTAGACATGTGTCACCTCTGCGAGATGCGTTGCACCCCGTGTGCCGCGTGCACTCTGCAACGTTGCTCACCAATACCACTGCTCACTTGAGCGAAGTCGTCACGATGCGATGGAACACTCGATGGAACATCGTAACGCTCGTGACAGTGAGTCCATAGGCGCTGGTGTGTGTCCATTTAAGATCGGGCGCTCGCCGTGAGCCGCCCTTGTGACCCTCAAAACGACTCGGACACGTGGCTGGATAATGGGCCGACACCGATTTTGGACACTGAACACCCCAAAGGGTCAGATCGCGCCACCCACTGAACAACCGAGACGCGAACTAGGTCGGTGGGAAGCCGGTGGGGAACGCTTTTTGACCCCGGCGACGCCCGTGACAGCGCACCCGGCGTCGCTCCGCCGTCTGAATGGCATTCTGCGGGTTCCCGAACCGCGGTCCAGTCAATGGGTGGCAGTGTCATTAATAGCACGCGCCTCGAGAACCCGTCTCAAGGCGGCTGCCACAACTCTCAGAACCACCAAGTGATGAGCCTCGGGCACGCCAGCATCGTCGAGAACATCGAGCATGCCGCTGATGACCTCGTCTTCTTCTTCGTTGGTGACGACGCGAACCCCAAGCTTGTTGAACAGATCTTTCACCTCTCGGATCTGGGCGAGTGTCTCGCGCATTCCGATACCGCTTTCCAAAGCGGCGTCTTTCTGACCCACGTTCGAGCGAGCGGAACGCATCTTGTTTCCAAGGCCAGAGACCAACCAGTCGATACTGAATCCGGTTGCAGCGGCAAGTGCCCCCATCGCCAACATCGAAGGCGCAGCGTCTCCCGCAAGGTATTGCTTGAGCTGTCTCAGTGAGACTCCTGCAATATCTGCAGCCTCCGGCTGAGTCCCGATTGCTTCCACCATCTGCCTGAGCCTCGACGCGAGTTCGTTGCGCTCTGCGTCGCTCAGATCACGAAGGGAAGATTTGTTTGACATCGGGCGTTAGAATTCCCTTGACGGGGCATTTAAATGCACGCAGTATCGGGCACTGTCGAAACGTGAGAATTCAATATGACCGCAGGTCAGAGTGATAGACAACAGAGCTCAAGCGTTCAGGGTCGAAGTTGGCACCCTGAACAAATCAAAGCGGCCATCCGGATGCGCGGGACTACGATGGCAGACCTATGTCGTAGCTGGGGCTACTCGGACAGCGCCATCCGACACGCGCTGCGCACTCCGTACCCACGGATTGAGCGACTGATTGCACGGTTCCTGAGTGTGAAACCACAAGAGCTCTGGCCAGAGCGCTACGACGCGAAGGGCAGATCCTTGGTCGCCGGTCGTTCGAAAAGCCGCACACGGAGTCGCAAGCCATGACCGACGGCGACCCGATCACGGTTGAACTCGACTCCGCGCCAGAGCGCCACCGGGCCATCGCAGCAACACGAGTTGCCGCAGTGGTTCTTGTTGAGCGACTCATTAGCACCGGGGTTTCGACTTCCACCGCGATACGGGAAGCCGCGCAGGCGTGTGGTGAGAGCGAGCGCTCGATTGCTCGCTGGCGTTCGATGGTGCGCGGCTCGTCGCGCACCGAGTGGGCCACTATATTGCTGCCGAACTGGCACGGTCGCCCCGCTGACACCGAATGCAGCGATGAAGCGTGGCGGTTCTTGCTTGGCGCGTACCTCAGGCCCGAACAGCCCTCGTTCCGTGACGCCTACCGGCGCACGCTCGACGTTGCAACGCTCAAGGGCTGGGCGATTGGATCCGAGAAGGCGATGCGCCTGCGTCTTCGTCGTGAGGTTTCGGTCGAATCGGAGATACTGCGGCGCCGTGGCGGCGACGCTCTCGAGGCGCATTACCCCGCACAACGCCGTGAGCGCACCCAATTCCACGCGCTGGAAGCCGTCAACGCGGACGGTCATCGCTGGGACGTGCAAGTTCGCTGGCCCGACGGCGAGATTGCTCGCCCGATGGCCGTCGTGTTCCAGGACTTGATGAGCGGCAAGATTGTCTCGTGGCGAGTAGATCGCACCGAGAACGCGTCCGCCATTCGGCTTGCCTTCAGCGACCTCTGCCAAAACTACGGAATCCCGGAGCACTGCTACCTCGACAACGGGCGAGGCTTCGCGAGCAAGTGGATGACCGGGCAGATGGCGCACCGGTTCCGCTTCAAGATTCAACCGGAAGAGCCCGCCGGAATACTCAACTTGCTCGGAGTAACGGTGCACTGGGTTACGCCGTATCACGGCCAGGCCAAACCCATCGAGCGCTGCTTCAAGGACCTCTGCGAGACGATAGCGCGCCACCCTTCATTCAGCGGCGCATACACGGGCAACTCACCACTCACCAAGCCGAGCAACTACGGCACGCGCAGCATTCCGCTCGCGGACTTCCTCCGCGTCGTCGAGCTCGAGATACGCGACCATAATGCGCGCGTCGGTCGCCGCAACGCCGCTTGCCATGGCGAGCTCTCGTTCGACCAGGCCTTCGAGGCTTCCTATGCCGCGTCGCCCGTGCGCAAGGTGACGGAAGAACATCGTCGCTTGCTGCTACTCGCGGCCGAAGGTCTCAAGGTGCGCCAGGGCGGCATTCACTTGCTCGGCAACGCGTTTTGGTGTCCCGAGATTGCAGGCCTTCACGGCAAGAACGTCGTTGTGCGGTTCGACCCCGAGCGCGTACAGAACGGCGTTTACGTGTACGACATCAAGGGGCGCTATATCGGCTTTGCGGAATGCAGCGAAGCCGTGGGCTTCGCCGATGCAGACGCCGCCCGCGAGCATAACCGTAAGCGCCGGGCCTGGACCAAGGCCGTGCGCAAGGCAACGAAAGACCTCGGCGCGCTCGAGGTTGACCAAGTCGGTGCGATGCATATCGAAGCGCTCGCCGCCAAGCACGGCGAAGTTGCACTTCCCGAAACCAAGGTCGTTCGACCCGAGTTCGGCAAAGGCAAGACACCAGAGACTCTCATCGCGCAGTCGAAAGACGAACTCGACCGCGACGAAGAAGACGCCGCCACGTTTGCGGCAATCGGATCCGTGGCAGCTCGGCGACTCAAAGCCAAGCTCGCCTAATTGGGAACGCGCGCAGCACAGGCGCTGCGCACAGTGATTGGAGTACATAATGCCAGAGAACACTGAGACCTCATCGTCCAACGTCATTCGACCCGAGAAGTTCAACGCAGGGGAAGCCGACGAACTTCGCGCTCGGGTGCAAACAGAACTCGCTACGCAGAAGCTCTCGTACGCCAACGCCGCGAAAGAGATCGGGGTTAGCAAGAGCAGCCTCACACACTGGCTGAACGAAACCAGCGAGACCTCGGTTGAGACCGTAGAAAAGATTCGCGCTTGGCTGGACCCCGAATCGTTCGAGTCATCGGCCCCCATCAGCGGATCTATTCAGGTTCCGCAGTACACTCAGACGCCCACGAGCAAGCGCATCCTCGACCTGCTCGTGTACTGCCACGCGTACAATGACCTCGGGTGCGTGTACGGCGGCGCCGGCGTCGGCAAGACGAGCACTATCAAGCATTACCAATCCGAACATTCGAACGTCTTCGTGATGGTCGGCTCGCCTGAAGTCTCGGGCGTGCACCCGATGCTCGAAGAACTCGCTCGCGCGGTTGGCCTCGAGGACTGCGTCGGAGGAAGTCGCACCATATCGAGGACCATCCGCAACCGACTGAAGTCACTCAAGAGCCCGTTCTTGATTGTGGACGAGGCGCAGGAGCTCGGCCTGAACGCGCTGAACACCCTGCGCTCGATACACGACGAGGTGGAAGTTGGCGTCGCGCTGCTCGGCAACCCGGTCATCTATGAGCGCATGAGCGGCGGCTCGCGCTCTGCGCACTACGCGCAGCTATTCAGCCGAGTGGGCGCTCAGATCTACGCGATGAAGCCGGTCTGTCAGGACGTCCTGCAGCTGCTCGAGAAGTGGGGCCTGAAGGACAAGGCTTCAATCGAGTACTTGATGCGCATCGCCGCCCGTCCGGGCGCACTTCGCAGCGTAACAAAGGTGTTACGGCTTGCGATTGCGGCCGCCGAAGACGACGTCAATAAGGTCACGCTAAAGCAGATCCGTTTCGCTGCGAAGAACCTCGGATCGGAGATTGCGCCGTGAACGTCTCAACGCAGCTCGCCGAGCCCGCACGGGGCATTCAGAGTGGCGAGCTCGTCGCCACCCCGACCAACCTTGGCAACGCGCTGATGCGCCTGTCTGGCGAAGCTAACGCGCTTGAAGTGTCACTCGATGCAGCCTCGACGAAGGCAACGAGCGAATACGTTGAGCGCGCTGTGACAAAGGCACGGTGGGTGCTTTCGGATACGTCATCGACGCTCGCGTCGAAAGACTTAGCCGAAGCGGTCCTCGTCTTGGCGGGCTGCGTTGAGAGTGCGTGAGGAGGATACAGTGTTGAAAGAGTTTCTAGAAGTTGCGGTTCCGGTGGCGCTGATAGTCGCGCTCTTCATCGTAGGCTGCATCATCGAAGCGCGGAAGGGCATCGACCGATGAAGTACTCGAACGCACACCGCCTTCTAGCGCTCGCTTACTTTGGTTTTGACATCATCGACATACCCGACCGCGAGCCGTGCACATCAATTGGCGTGCTCGCGGTCGCCGAGCCCGAAGAAGACATCGAACCCGCACCCGAATCGAGAGCAGCATGAACGCACCAACCCCACAAGACGAAGGCATGTATGACGCGATGGGACGATTCGTCCCGATTAGCCTCATCAAGCCCATTGACCTCGCCCGGCACGAGCTCGTCGAGCACATCGTCCAGCGCGCCCAAGTCGTGAGCGACGCCATCTCGAAGTTCAAAGCAGCGGCGCTCGGAGACATCGACGCGTTCGTGCAGCTCTCCGCCGAGCAATACGGCGCGAACCTAGGAGGCCACAAGGGCAACGTGACCCTTGTTTCGTTCGACGGCCGGTTCAAGGTCGTGCGGCAGATTCAGGAGCACATCGTATTCGACGAGCGCCTGCAGGTTGCAAAGGCGCTCATTGACGAATGCATCACGACTTGGGCCGCCGGAAGTCGTGATGAGATTCGAGTACTTGTACAGGACGCTTTCCAGGTCTCGAAGGAAGGCAAGATATCGACGTCCCGCGTTCTCGGTCTTCGGCGCCTCGAGATAACGGGGACCAAGTGGCTCGAAGCCATGCGCGCCATCTCCGACTCTATCCAGAGTGCGGGTTCAAAAACTTACATCCGAATTTACGAACGCGTCGGACAGTCCGACCAATATCGCCTCATCTCCCTCGATGCGGCAGGAGTATGATCCATGTGCGTATTCCCTAACCTTGCTCGCCGAATTGCCAACACTAACGAGTGCGCAACCGCCGCTGGTCGCCTTGGTGTCACACCGCAAGAACTCGCGGAAGTGCTCACCGATACGGACGTGGTCGTTCACCCGCATCGCCAGATCCGCAAGCAATGCGCGCGGCTACTTCGAGAGCGCGCTGCTGCGATTGGCCCTTACGACATCTCTGAAGAACTCATCGCGGTTGCCGAGCAGCTCGAAGAACGCTGCGCCACCGAACCGAGCGAACAAGACCAGGTAAACGTCTGGGCCAACTCGTACGGGCCGCCTCTCGCAACGGTCAACCTCGCCGGGCGCATGGCTCGTGAAGCCAACGAGATTCATATCGCCGCCATCAAAGGCGACTCGGACGCCGTTCTCGAGCACGCCGCCATGAGCGTGCTCATCGCATACCGCATCTGCGGCGCCCACGGCTGCGACCTTCTCGAGCAAGTCAGCGCGAAGTTCGCGGCACTCAAGACCAACCCCAACTCGGAGCCGAAGTTCTAATGGCAGCCTGTAAGAGTTGCGGCGCGCGTATCACGTTCGCCATCACCAACGCGGGCAACAAGACGCCGCTCGACGCCGAGCCGTCCGACAACGGCAAGTTCTTCATTAGCCCCGGCGGCCTCGCGATTCCCGTCGATGACTCGGGCGCATTCGCATTCGCGTGCCGCGAGCATAACGCCCCGAAGCACACGTCGCACTTCGCGACCTGCCCCAACGCAGCCAGCCACCGAAAGCCCCGATCATGAGTTCCAAGGAAGACCTGAGCCGCGCAGCCAGCGCCGCTATCAGCCTGGCGCTCGCATACGAGAGGCACGCCATTGTGATGGTGCAACTCGACCCGCGACCCGCCGCCGATGGATCCATCGACCTCCTAACTAGCCAGATGAACCTGGCGATGGGCAAGGGCGTCGAGCGCAAGCTCGCGCTCTTCATGCTGAAGTCGGCCGTTCACCAACTCGAGAACGAGTGCGTGCAGTTCGAAGAGGTTCGACATGAGCCCCACTGAGCTCACCCGCGAGCTCGCGGCGTGCATTGAGGGCCGCGAACAACCGAGCCCGGCGGCAGTCGCGCTCGCCGGCGGCGTCGTTGCACTCGTAGCCGACCGTGACCCCGCGGATCGCATCGCGCTTTTGAGTGAGATGCGCGCCCTCTCGATGAAGTACCGCCGCCCGTATCGCGAGACGAAAGGGGCGGCGTGATGGCATGCGAGTTCATACGGAGCCCCGACGGAAAGTTTTCGGCGATTATCTGTACGCCGCGGTCACGGCGACGACCCTGCGCGGAGTGTTCGAAGCCATCGAGCAGGCTCTGCGACTTCCCGCTCAAGGGCTCACGCTCCGGGAAGACCTGCAGCCGCCCGCTGTGCGCAGCCTGCGCAACGAGTCGCCAAAACGGCGAAGACACGTTCGACCTCTGTCGGATCCATGCCGAGATGATGCAACCGGAACAACAATGCCTAAGATTCAAACGATAGCCGCCGCGGTGCTCAAACGCGCCCTAGTCATTGTGGAAGGTCGCCGCGGATCCTACGGCACGCCGAAGGCTGGCATGGGCACGGTTGCGCGCCTCTGGTCGGTAATTCTCGCCAACCGCGTCGAGCCCTGGCAGGTCGCGCTCTGTCTCGATGCGCTCAAGACCGCACGCATCATCGAGAACCCAGGGCACCCCGACAGCTGGATTGACAAGTGTGGTTATTCCGCCATCGGCGCCGAGCTTGCGCCCATGGATCCGAAGGCACGCAGCGAAGCTTTCGGCGAGACTCAGGAGGTTGATGCGTCGTGATGCTCGCGCTCTCGCACCGGCAACCGTTGGCGTGGTCGATATTCAACCTCGGGAACAATGTCATCAATAGCCGATGGCCTTGGCCCGAGGCGGTTTCGCTTCCACGGCGGATCCTGATAGCCCGTGGTTCGCGGGGCCGTTCGGTTACCTGCTCGAGAACCCGAAGCAACTACCTCGCCCGATACTGTGCCGCGGCCAGCGTGGACTTTTCGAAGTGCCCGAGCAAGTCGAGCGCGAAGTGCGCGCCGCCGCAAAGGAGCTTCGCCCATGAAGTACTTCCGCGTCGAACTCGACCGAGCGGGCATGCTGCTCAAGTGCGACGAGGTGAGCCGTGCGCACTTCGAGGCGCCCGAGAAGAACATCTTTTTTGTTCCCGCCGAGACCGCATCCGAAGCCGTTGGTGCAGCGTACCGACAATACAAGGAACGACTTCAGGCGAACAACGTGCGCCGCAACGAGGCCGTTGCCGCTGGCAAGTGCCGCGACTGCAGCGACCCCGCGGTTCCCGGGCAGACGCGCTGCGCATTCTGCCAAAGCCGAAACTCCGGGAACCGCAAGCGCGCTCGCGCATTGAAGCGCGGCGTTCCAGTCAAGGACCTTCCCGAGCGTATACGGTCCCGCGAACGCCGCCGCATCCTGGCGCGCCTCGGAGTACTTCAAGAGGTGCTGCATCAATTCCGCAAACTCTTCACCGCCGACTTCGAGCAGTGGCTCGTGGACGAGGTGAACGAAGCCCGTGAAGCCACCATGACCCCGCTCGAAAGGCACCGCCGTGAATGCCGCGATTGAACACAAACCCATCCACGAGATATCCCAACAAGACCACCCGAGCGCCTGCGTTGCATGCGGGCGGCTCGGCATCTTCGTCATCGTCGCAACCGTCATTGACGGCAAGCCCCTCAGCTGGCTGCTCGCCCCGAAGAACTGGGCAACGTGCAGCAGCCAGACGAACAACCCCGACACGCTGAAGGTGTGCTGCCCGACTTGCATGGGGACTCGACTCCTATGACCGCACCCGCGCACGACTACGGCCGCGCGCGCACGTTCGCCCGCATTGCCGCACCGAAACAACTTCACCTCGTCGTGCTCGAGAACGACGGGCGCCCGAAAACACGCGCCGAGTGCGCGGACGTTCCTCGACCGTGTCCCTATGCGAGTTGCCAGTGGCACCTGTACGCCGACCACCATCGTGAATCGTTGCGCGCCGGGTTCTCGGGCGGCGACGTTACCAAGCTGAATCAATCGTGCGCACTCGACCTCGCCGACGGCGGGCCGCAAACGCTCGAAGTCGTCGCCGAAGCGCTTGGCATCAGCCCCGAGCGCGCTCGTCAGATTGAAGAACGGGCACTCGCGAAGCTCGCCCAATTCCGCGGAGTACTCGAATGAAGCCGGTCAAACATCTCGCGAAGGTGCACATCGCCAAAAAGGACCTCGGCCTCGACGAAGAGACGTATCGCGACATCGTCCAGCGTGTCACCGGACACCCGAGCGCCGGCGAGTGCACCGAACGACAACTCGACGAGCTGCTCGGCGAATTCAAGCGCCTCGGCTGGACGCCGAAACCGAAGGGACGCAAGCCCCTGAGCAAGTCGCCCCGCGTTCGCAAGATATGGGCACTCTGGAATCAGATGTGCAAGGACGGGCTCGTGCGCGTTGAGGGCCACGCCGAGCAGCGAACGGCGCTCCGAGCGTTCGTGGTGCGAATGACGGGTGTGACGGATCCGGAATGGCTCAAGCCCGCGCAGGCGTCGCAGGTCATCGAAGGGCTCAAGGCGTGGCGGAATCGAGGGACGCCGTGAGGTTCGTGCACCTCGACCCGTTCCAATTCACGTCACTATGGCTTCTGCTTGGAGCGCTGCGAGTCTCTGGGCGCTGGTCGAGCGTCTACTTTATCCTGAGCGCCATCGTTGGACTCGTGGGGTCGCTCCGATGAACTGCAAGGACGCGAAGCGAGTTTTCGGACTCAGCACTCAATGCTGCGAGTCGTGCCACGAAGAATGGGAGATGCCCGAATTCCACTATGAGCCAAGCACCATAGAAACGAACGAGGGCGCCTTCGATGTGTGCTGCACCGTCTACGACGCCGTCAGTGAGAAGATTGAGAAACACTCATGAACAACACCCCCCAAGTACTCTCAATGGATCCGGACACCAAAGATTGGCCCGAGGGGATGGTGCAGATTGCGAACATCATCGGGACCGAGCTCACCATCAAGCTCGTCGAGCAATACGGCGGAGTGTCCGGTTACTACATCCCGAAACTCAAGACCCGCGCGGGCCTTTTCAACCCGTGGGCTAAAGTCATCGGCGAGGATGCATGGCGCAAGCTCTGCAAAGCACTCGGTGGCCGCCGCATCGAACTGCCCCGTGGCTCGCATCAGCGTTTGAAGAAGCGGCTAATCCTCGAGCTCGCTGAAGACGGCAAGATGTCGCACCGGGCAATTGCGCTACAAGCGGGCGTGACAACGCGATACGTCAAGATCATCCTCTCGGGTCTCGACGGCGACAAGCAGATCAGCCTCTTCTGACCGTCGCGCATTGGCAGGAACTGTTCCTCCCATATGCCGAGGCCCTGTACTGGCATCGTACGACTCACGATGTCGCGCGGCAACAGGGTCTTTGTTTCATGAAGCCAGAGTTCCTCGGATGGCTCCAGGCGATTCAGATCGTGTTCACGATTGGGCTCGCCGTTTATACCTGGCGCATCAATCGCGAAGCGGCGCGCACTAGTCGGGTAAAAGCACTCGAAGTTGCCGACGCAATGCAAGAGCAGAAGATTGCGCTTCTGCAGCAGCGCATCGACTCGATGCCGTGCGACTCGCAGTGTCAGACATTCGAGACATTGAGATCGGACGTCGCCGTGCTCAACGAACGCACGAAGAACTTCGACGCCTGGCTCAACCGCATGAGCAACATCGTGGACCGTATGGATCAGTGGATGAGGGACAACAAATGAGTTACTCGGAAACCGTCGCCCAATCCCGCCGAATCTGCATCCTGCGTCTACTCGAAGGGCAAGCGGAATACCAGACCAACGAGAGCGTGCTTCAGATGGCTCTCGAGCAATTCGGCTTCGCCGAGAGCCGCGACAAGATTCGCACGGACCTCGCGTGGCTCGAAGAACAAGGCGTCATCACAACGCGCGACGTTGGCGATAAGAAGTTGATGGTCGTCGCACAACTCACACCTCGCGGTGCTGATGTCGCAAAGGGGCGCGTCACTGTGCCCGGCATTCAACGACCAAGCCCCGACAACGCAATCTAATTGTTGATAACACGTTGCACGTGAAACGATGGCACCACGCTCAAACATCCGAAAGCTACCCGACGAGCTGCGTCACGAGCTCGATAGGTTATTGAGCGACGGCAAGTTCACCATCGTACAAATCACCGACCACATGCGCACGCTCGGCGCAGAAGTGTCCAAGTCGTCGGTGCATCGATATTCGCAGGACTTCGAGCGGATGACGGAAGACATCCGACTGACTCGCGAGATGGCTCGCGCCGTTGGCCGCGAACTCAAGGACGACATCGACGGCAATGCGACGCAGATGCTCGTCGAGAGCATGCACGCACTGCTGCTCAAGGCCCGCATGCAACTTGCCGACTCGGGCGACATCGACGCAAAGTCGGTGAGTGACCTCGCGAAAGCCGTCAAGGACTTGCAGGTTGCATCGAAGTCAAACGTCGAGATGCGCTGGAAGCTGCGCGAGCAGGTCGCGCGCGAAGCCGCCCAGGCCGTGGACGACGTGGTGCAGAAGCAAGGGCTTTCGGCTGAGACCGTCGAGACCATCAAGGAACGCATCCTCGGCATCGGGAAGCGCGAATGACCGCACCTGTCACCGACAAGCAGTGGCGGGAGCATAAGCAAACCGCATCGTCCGAGCACATGCACCCGGACATCTTCCTTCAGTATCAGAAGGATTTGTTCGAAGCGACCGCGAACAATCAGGTTGTTGTCGTCGAGAAGTCACGCCGCATCGGCGCGACCTGGGGCATCGGCGCCGAAGCGGTACTCACCGCGGCCTCTGAGAAGAAGTCGGGCGGGCAGGACGTTCTCTACATCGGCTACAACCTCGACATGACGCGGGAGTTCATCGACTGCTGCGCCAACTGGGCCAAGGCCTTCTCACAAGCGGCGTCCGAGGTGTCCGAGTTTCTGTTCAAGGAACAAGATGAGAAGGGCGCCGAGCGTGCGATTCAGGCATTCCGGATCCGGTTCCTTTCGGGGTTCGAGATTGTTGCCCTTTGCTCGAGACCACGGTCACTTCGCGGTCGCCAAGGCTACGTCATCCTCGACGAGTTCGCGTTCCACGATGAGCCAACCGAGCTGCTCAAGGCCGCATTCGCGCTGCTCATCTGGGGCGGCAAGGTGCTCGTTATCAGCACCCACGATGGCACCGATAACCCGTTCAACGAGTTGATTCAGGAGTGCCGCGCGGGCAAACGACCCTACAAGGTGCTCCGCATCACGTTCGACGATGCGATTCGGGATGGCCTCTATCGCCGCGTGTGCCTCGTGCGGGGCATCGAGTGGACCGCCGAGGGCGAGCAGAAGTGGCGAGACGAGATTGTCCGCATCTATGGCGACTCCGCAGAAGAAGAGCTTCACTGCGTTCCGCGCGCCGGCGGCGGGAAGTACTTCAGCCGGGTGCTCCTGGAATCTCGAAGCGCTCCGGCGCCCGTGGTTCGCTGGACCTGCGACGACAAGTTCGTTGATGTCGGAGATCACGCTCGCTCTCTCGAGTGTGGCGCCTGGTGCAACGAGACACTCGGTCCGCTGCTTTCGTCGCTTTCGGGCACGCACTCATATCTCGGTGAAGACTTCGGGCGCTCGGGTGACCTCACTGCACTGTGGCCACTCATCCTCGAGGCGGACCTCTCGCGCAGCACACCGTTCGTGGTCGAACTGCGCAACGTCCCGTTTCGGGAGCAAGAGCAGATCCTCTGCTTCATCTGCGACCGACTGCCTAAGTTCTCCGGCGCGGCTCTCGATGCGCGCGGCAATGGTCAGTACCTCGCCGAGCGCGCTAGGCAACGCTACGGCCCGGACACTATCGCGCAGGTGATGCTCTCGGAGAATTGGTACCGCGAGCACATGCCGAAACTCAAGAGCGCGCTCGAGGATGGCAAGTTCTCGATTCCCGCGAACTCTGACATCGTGGACGACTTCCGGACCATCGAAGTGGTCAAGGGCGTGCCGCGCGTGGTCGAGCGCACGGGCAGCGCCGACGAGAAGCGCCACGGTGACACGGCCATCGCCGCCGTCCTTGCGATGTTCGCGAGCTCAACGCTCGAAGCCAGTGACTTCGGATTCCTCTCGGGCGATGCGCCGGCAACGTCCGAACTCCACGAATCCACGTTCAACGACGCCGGCAACCTCGAAAGCTGGAACCTATGACGAACGAATTCATCACCCTCATCCGCAGCAATGCGGCAGCCGTTGCGATGTTCCTCTGTTGGTACATCCTCGCGGGCTTCATCACCCTCTTGTTCGCACGCAAGACCCGCGTTGACACCTGGTGCCTCGCGCACCCGAAGCTTCAGTTCGTGCTGAATCTACTGCGCGCCACGGGCCTCGACTTCTGGAAGATATTCGCGAGCCTGAAGACCCTCGCCGACGCACGAATCGCCGCCATCATCGGCACGGTTGGAATGCTCTTCTTGCTCACCGGGTGCAGCTCGATGCCCTGGGCGAAGTCGGCGTTCGACGAATGGCGCTCGGTCTGCAGCAAGGACCTCGCGGGGCGCGTGGAAGTGCGCACCGAGGCGGTAATGCGAGGCGTTGATATCGGCGACTTTGCAGAAGCGCTCTGCGAACTATCAGACGTCGTTGCGCCCTTCATGCGAACGCCCGCCGAAAGCCGCCAAGTGACGGCACCCGGCATCGAAGCGGTTGCCGCGGCACGTAAACTGGGGGTTGTCCGATGAACTGGCTGAAGACTTTCGGCAAGTTCGCGGCCGCCACGTTCCTCGCGCTGGCGTTTATCTTTGGAGCGTGTGCGGTTGCGAGTTTTTTCTCCGGCTGCATCCCAATCGGGAGCACCGGCGGATCGGGAAGCATCGGCGGCTCGCCTTCGCTCGACGCCGGCGCAACCGGCGGCGCATTGTCAACGGGTGGCACGAACAGCCAAGGCGGCAGCGCGTCGACGGGTGGATCATCCGCGACCGGAGGCACATCGGTTTGCCTTGAACCCGAGCGCCCAACGCCGAACTCGCTCGTGGCTTCGGACGCACGTCAAGCGAAGTTCCACAAGCTGAGCGGGCGCCATCTTCGAGCCGCGAACCGTGCCCCGATCACCCCTGAAGCGACCACCGATTGCTGGCCGTGGCAACATGCGCCCAGGCCCAACATCAATCAGTTGAGTTACGGCGCATGCGCGGGCTTCACCGGCATCGCGATGATTGCATCGGCGCCGTTCAACGACCTCGCGTTCTACGGGTTCAACTACGGGCTCGAAGCGTATCAAGGCGGCACGTGCATCGATAACGGTTGCGCCGTTCCTTGCACCTCGAAGTCGTGCCCCCGAGCATTCAACCCAACGACGGGCGCTAACGACACCGGCACCTACGGGTCGAGCGTTGCGACGTGGCTCGTCAAGATGGATCTGCTCGATGGCTTTACGACGGCGGACACCGTTTCAGACCTGAAGGCTGGGCTCACGCGCTCGACCTGCATGATTGGCGTGGACTTCCGAGCCACAATGTATACGCCGGGAACTAACGGCCGTCTTCAGATTGGCACAGCGGCACAAAACGTTGGTGGACACGAGATGCTCGCCGTCGACTTTGACGCCAAGCTTCCCGTGGAAGGTGGCGGCGTGTGGGTGCGCACATCATGGGGCCCTGTTTGGTGGTGCATCGCCTCCGAGGTTGACAAGAACACGCCCATCGACGGCACGGGTTGCGGGTATGCGTGGATTGCAACGAGCGACTTGCCAAAGCTGCACTTCGATGGCGACTGCCCAATCGTGCCCACGGTCAAGGTCCGTCGGTCGTTCGAGTGAGGAAGCCATGACCGGAAGACTGCTGCCCGACAAGCTCACGCCCGTCACGTGCGCGGATCTATTCAACGGATTCCTTCGCGTGTGGGAAGAGATGGGCGTGAACCCAACACGGGCAACGGTAACGCTCAAGGTGGTGCACTGCAACGCCGAAGTCGGCGAGAGGTTCAGCGCGTGCCACTGCTACAACCTCGGTAACATCAAGGCCCTCGTGCTCGGTGTGCACGGTTGGACTGGCGACTTCACGATGTTCGAGTGCGGCGAAGAAGTCACCGAAGCGCAGTATCAGCGGCTGCTTTTCCAATACAAGGAATTCGCCAATTGCTTGACCGTGAAAAGCAGGTACGTCCGCGCCACGAAGTCGGGCCCGATCAACATGGTCTCGCTGCGCATCAAGCCGCCGCACCCGTGGTCGCGCTTCAGGGCGTTCGATGACTTGTTCGATGGCGTGCGCAGTCAGCTCAGTTACCTCGAGTCGCACCAGAGCGTACTCAACGCTCTCATGACCGGCAATCTCGAGACATACAACCGAGCGCTTCACGACGCCGGTTACTACACCGCAGACGCGAGCGTGTATCTGAAACTAATGAAGTCACGGGTCGCCATCGTCGAACAAGCGGCAGCGCAGTTCGACTGGGGCGACGTCGCATAGGACCGCCATGGCAACCAACGAGACGACCCCCATTGAGAAGCCCACGTTCGACGAGGTTGCAGTTGTCACGTCTCAGGACATCGGCGCCAACTTCGCGCAAGAACTTCAGGTTGCGAACGACGAGATTCTGAAGGCGAAAGGCGGCGACCTGGTCATCTATGACAAGGTGCTCGCCGACGACCAGTGTTACTCGACGTTCAAACAACTGCGCACGGACATCACGGCGCGCGAAACCCACGTCGAGCCCGGAGGCGACGCGCCGATTGACAAGCTCGCGGCCGATGACTTGCGAGCGCAGCTCGAGGCCCTTAGCTGGGACGCCATCACGCGCAAGATGCTCAAGGGTGTTTGGAGCGGGTATGGTGTCAGTGAGTGCCTATACGGAACCGACGGCAAGCACATCCTTCTCAATGACATCAAAGTGCGCAAGGCTCGTCGCTTCAAGTTCGATGTGAACGGTGCCCTGCGTCTCGTTCGAAAAGACTTGCCCGAGGGCACCGTGATGCCACCCAACAAGTTTTGGGTGTTCCGCGCCGACAGCGACGACGATGACGACCCGTATCCGCTCGGGCTCGGTTACTACTGCTACTGGCCCGTGTGGTTCAAGCGCAACATGATGCGCTTCTGGGCACTCTGGGGCGAGAAGTTCGCGAGCCCAACGCCAGTTGCAAAGTTTCCCTCGGGCGCCGGCGACGGCGAGCGCAAGAAGGCGCTCGACCTTGCGAAGAGCATCTTACTCGGTGGCGCAATTGCAATTCCGAATTCTGTAGCTCTCGAGCTCCTACAAGCACTCGCACGCGCTGGCGACGACTACGAGAAGTTCTGCCACTATGCCGACGCCTGCGTGTCGAAAGTCGTGCTTTGTCAGACAATGACCACGGACAACGGTTCTTCATTGTCGCAAGCGAATGTGCACGCCGATGTGAAGGTTATGGTATCGAAGACTTACGCGGATCTCATCTGCGAAAGCTTCATGCGCGGCCCCGCAACATGGCTCACGCTGTGGAATTATCCGGGCGCGAAGACGCCGAAGGTGTGGCGCGACTACTCCGAATCGGAAGACCTGAAGGCCGCCGCTGAGCGCGACGTGCAACTCAACACCATCGGCTACAGACCGAGTGCGCAGCGCGTTCAAGAGACATACGGCGACGGCTACGACTTCATCGACCCGAAGACGCAAGGCGCGAGCCCCGATGCGACGCAACAGACATCTGGGCAAGCGGCGTTCGCAGAACCGAATCAGCCCCTTGTCGGCCCAGCTGATAACGCCATCGAGAACCTTATTGGCGGTGACAAATGGGAAAAGGTAATCGGTCCTCAGGTTGAAGCCGTTCAGCAATTCGTCGAGGGCGCATCGAGCCTCGAAGACGTGCGCAACCGACTCGACGAGCTCGCCAAAACCTCACCGGCGACCATCACCGACAGTCTCGCGCGGGTGATGTTCGCCGCCAACATCGCGGGACAGGTCGGCGCTGAAGTAGATGCCGATTGACCCTTTCGGGCTACCACCCGAGGAAGCCATCAAGTGGTTCAACGCGAAGGGCTACGCGACTTCGTTCTCGTGGCTCGATGTTTGGCAGCAGCAACACAGTCAAGCGTTCACCGTTGCGAAGGCAATGCAACGCGACATCCTCGAAGACATCCGCGCGGCCGTTGCCGACGCCATCACCAACGGCACAACGCTTCGGGACTTCCAGAAGAACCTCATCCCGACGCTTTACGATAAGGGTTGGTGGGGCAAAAAAGAGATGACGGATCCGGCCACCGGCGAGAAGAAGACGGTGACAACAGGAACGCCTCGGCGTCTCGAAACCATTTACAACACGAACCTTCGGCAAGCTCACTCGGCGGGCCGCTGGCAACGCATCGAGCGCACCAAAGCGACGCGCCCGTATCTTCGGTACGTTCACCGCCACGGAAAGACGCATCACCCAAACGACCGCCCGCAACACCAGAAGTGGCACAACGTTGTGCTGCCCGTTGGTGACCCGGCATGGGATCACATCATGCCAATGAACGGCTGGAACTGTCACTGCAAGGTTGAGTCGCTCAACGAACGCGACCTTGCACGCTACGGCCTTTCGGTGACGCAGAATCTCGAGCTTCCCAAGGTGCCTTGGGTGAATCCGCGCACCGGTGACACGATTCTCGTGACGAAAGGCATCGACCCGGGCTTTGACTACAACCCAGGCAAGGCAACGTACGACCCGAACACGGGAACAACGAAACCAATCCCGCCCGCTGGAACGCCGCAAACACCACCGGCAACACCAACACCAGCCGCCGCGAGTGACCCAACGAAGACACCGGAGCATTGGGCTGAACAATATCGCTCGCAATACGGCGACGCCGCCGATGCGGTTGGCTACGGCCGCGCAATGCAGGAGCAAGCGAAGGACATCACCTGGGAAGATGCGCTCAACCACGTCGAGCAGCTCAAACAGGCAGGTGTTCCCGGTCTCAATATCGCGTCGCGCTCGCTCGAGTTGATGACGAAGCACGGCCCCGAAGTGGTTGGCAAGCTTTACAAGAACTCGGCCGAAGACGCCGAATGCGCACGCCTGCTTGTGGCGCACTCGAGAGCCATCGAAGCGCGCGATAAGGTGAGCGTTCCGCGCCTCAAGAGCGACTCCTCGAGGCAAAAACTCAACGCCGCCGCGAAGTGGTTTGAGAAGCTAACCGGTGCTCCCGTTCGCGTCCCGAATATGAGTTGGCGCATGCACAACTCGCCGTCGTTCCGCGCCTATTGCATCCCGCAACGTCTTCAGGCACACATGGGTTCGAATTCGGGGGTTGGCACGTGGGTTCACGAGTGGGCTCACGCGGTTGAAACCTCGACCCCGAGCATCTTGGGCGCCACCAAGGCGTTCAGATCCGCGCGCGAAGCGGGGGCAGTGGCGCGCCGACTTTCGGACGTCACTGGACTTCGGTACGGGAGCTCGGAGCGCACCCGCGAAGATAAGTATTGGAACGCCTATGTGGGTAAGGTTTACGAGGGGAGTGAATCGAGCGAGTTCCTTTCAACTTTCACCGGTTACCTTGCAGACGGAAAGGGCGCCGAGATTCTCGCGAAGGACCCCGAGTCGTTTTATTTCGGGCTCGGCTTGCTTGCTGGTCGGTGAGGGCGCAAGATTGACACGTGGAACCCTGGAAGCTTCGCGACGGCACAACCGTCAGCCTCGGCGGCGACGTCGCTGGCAGTGGCATTCTGGCGGACCTTGTGACGGGAATTATGGCGGACGCGAAGCGGGGCGTTGTTTGCTCCGGCTACGGTCTCGTTCCTCACTTCGAGACACTCGATGTGAACGTTCCTCACCTGCTCGACTTCTATCTTCGGAAGCTGTTCGACGTCGCCTCTGGCCCAACTGTGAATTACCCGGAACCCACAGTTCGACCCGACCCTCCCGAAGCCGCGGTCTACTGAGTTTTTGCAGCGACGGCGTAACGAACCTCTGCCAAATCAAGGGAACTGGGAATTTGGCGACTCGCGGATTTGCCGAGGTTTTCGAAAACCGGCCCGGTAGGGGAATACACAAAAACCCCGTTCATTTTTTCGGGGTTCGAAAAGTCGATGCTTGGTCGTGAAGCCAGTGCATCGCCAGGGACCTTTGTTTTGGCAGAGGCCTCGAGAGCCACTTTCCAGGTCAATTACTGGGAAAAGTCCCGGTTCGTCCCGCCAAATCCCGGTTCACCTGCACTGCCAGATCAAGTGGTTCCCTTCAGCTTACAATTGGGCGCACCGCGGGGCAGCGCGGGTCAACCGCACTTGTGCCACCCGTGGACACCATGCCGCCGGTTGTCGGCGCGCTCCCGCCAACCCCGGCCTTACCCCCTGTGCTCGAGGTACCGGCTATTTCGCTCGTACCGCCACCCATCCCGGACGACAC